ATCGTATCGGTATCTGATGCTTGTCCAACATCAACGCCATCTTCATTAACGTCCGATGAAGATTTTTTGAAATAACTTTCTTTCAAAGTTTTAAGTTCAGTTTTGAATTGATCTTCATCTACATATTTCACAGATTCAGCAAGACCTTTAAATTTTTCCTTTTGAGATTCTGCAAGACCTTCAGATGCATCACTAATTAAACTTTCTTTAGTTGATTCCACAATTTTTGATGTCAATTCAACCGATTTATTAATTTCTTCATCCAGTTGTGATTGAAGATCATCGACGCGTTCTGCAAGACCTTCAACAACGTCATAACGTTCTTCCGGAATATGAACATAATGATCTTCAAATAGACCTTTTAAACCTTCCAGAAATTCTTCATTCATTTCAGATTTAATGCCTTGATCAATTGCCAGTTCATTTTCCTTAACCCATTCAGCAACAACGTAATCCAGATATTTATCAATATTTTCATTGATTTCTGTAGTTGCTTCTTCGAGTTTTGCTTCATAAACTGTGTCGTATTGTTCTTTAATACCATCCAGCTTTTCTTTAACTTTTGTTGTTACAGCCGCTTCGAAAATAGTTTTCGCTTTATTTTGGAAGTCTTCAGATAGTGTTTCACCTTCAAACAATGCAGAAACGTCTTCCGAAACATCAACGGTATAATCAATTTCGATGTCCTTTACAGATTCATTTTTGTCGTCACCATCGTCATCGTCATCGTCATCTTCACCATCTTCTTTTTCAGAATCGGCTTTTCCGGCATCGTCATCGTCATCTTTCTTTTCAGCTTCAACCATTAATTGAGCTTCTTCTTCTGTAACGATTCCGACAAGTTTGCCATCGTCAAATAATTCTTCGGCTTCATTGATAGTTAATTCGTGATCGCAAGATTCGCAAACATGCTTGTCCTCAATTAACGACATAACTGTTTCACATTCATTGCATTTATATTGCATTTGGTATTCCTCTTTTTTAGGATATTATTTTTATATTAAATATTTATAAAAACGCGTTTTTTAAAATTGGTATTGTTTTTAATTACTTATTATACAATTTAATTTTTTTCATTATTTCTTGAAAATCTGAACGGTTTTTAAATGATCCATCATTAATTTCATCAATATCAATGAATTTAAATTCGCCAACTTGAATCGATTTATTACGTCCGTGGAGTTTTGTTGTGTAGTATAGGCGTGAATTTCCATTACCATCTCTACCCTTTCCTGTAATTAAAATATTATCACCGACAGATAAACCACCATTTTTCGCCTTTTTCATTTTGACGCCTTCTGTGATAAATTCTTTATAAGTTTTCATTATTATATTTTCCCTTCGTAACCGATAGCTACATCGCCTTGGATTAATTCAGCATCATCCGCATATTTTTTGTTGACAATAACGATTGTCTTACCTTTATGTTTAATGCGAAAATGTGGTACTGGAGAAAATACAAAATCAATATCCTTTTTAGTGAATATAGATTCTAATGGTTTTCTCATATCAACAATGTTCTTACCCGATACGGTAGATGCAATTTTGCTTATTGTTGGATCGACACTACCTTCGAATATATTCTGGAATTGATTTAGAAATTCAGCTTCGCCTATATTCTTAATAACCTGAATCTTACGTGCTTGTTTGTTGATTTGTTTTTTCATCCCTTCAAGGTGTTTTTCGACTAATATGCCGTTATCCCACACCCATTCAGCACCTTCCATGATTCCATTAACAAATGCCGATGGAGCCGATGGATCAGCCACAACATCCACACATTTAATTTTAAAATCTGACTGCACGACACCTTCATGCACCGTACCTAGTCCACGAGTAGACACACCCATCGACACATTGTCTTCCAATAGTCCACGAACAACATTACCCATTGGAGTATTTAAAACTTTGGCTTTGCCGTACCAGTCATTACCCTGTTCCACTAGAGATGTTATTAAGTGACTTGCACGCTCTGGATTGACTACTGGTGAAGGAGGATGATTTAATTCTCCCAATGCTCGACGCGTATCAACATATTCTTTAATATATTGTTCCATCTGCGAAGACAAAACTTTTTTTGGATATACGCGTTTGTTACGATTACGAACTTCCGATTGCGCAAAAATACCCTCAATGAAATATTTCTTTTTTCCGCCAACTTCTTCGACAATCGCCTTTGTTGTTTCGGTTAATGTTTCTGTTATTAATAGCATTTGTTATTATTCCTTATGCTTTATAGTTTATTAATTTATCGTATATTGTACCGGCGTGGGTTTTCCCTAATGTGGTTAACGCGCCTCGTGCATTGATATATTTTTTACCTATCAAATTCTGTTTAGCTGCATCCCATTGATCAGATGAAATTCCGGTATCCTTATTCGCTTCATGGAAACGGTAATTTGAAATTCCCGCATAACTGGATTTTAATCCCCTAGTCGCAATCATCACGATTTTTTCGTGATCTGAAAGTGCTTTGAATCCATCAGAAGTTGTTGAAGCTTCGATGATAAATTCCTTGTAAGTTTTCATGATGTTTTTAACCCTAGTAATGAACCACCCATATCACCTTGTGCTACGGATACTTTTCCATTTTTTCTATATAAGAAATATTTCGCGGTTTTCGCTGCACCTTCTGGCGTTAATGAAATCTTCTCAGAGTTGTATTTTTTACTTACAGATTTCCTACCAACGATAAATGTTCTCCATTCACCTTTTCGCGAAGACATTACGAATTGCGCCCACATGTCAACCTTTTGTTTTGACTTTAATGAATCAAAAATTTTGTTGAAGTCATCCTGTGACATACTAGGTACAGATTCATTCAAAACGAATTCGCGATAAGTTTTCATTTATAAACCTTGACCTTTACGCTTCTTCAATGCTTTATTACGCAATTTAGTCGTTTTACGCGCAGCACCTGCACCTTTGGCTTTTTTAGTTTTCGATGCTTTACGATGTGCAATCTTAATTGCTAATTTTTCGGATGCAGCTTGAACGACACATTTTGTACCATCCCATTTCTTGCCGGGTCCACAAACAACCTTCTTACGCCTTGCACCTTTGGCATTAACTTTCACTACCAGTTTGCGTTCCGTGATGACATCAGATGCCTTCTGCTTTAAAATATTCTTAATATCTTCTTTCAGTTGAGATGGACTTTTAAAATTGAATGTTTTCACTCATGTACCTTTTTATTTTTGCTTTTTGACATAGTTTCTTAAATTCATCAAAATTCGTATTGTTGAATATCTGAATTGTACTAAGAATGTCTTCTAACGATAATGTTCCCAAATACGTGATCAATTTAGAAGCATCATTCTCGGTTATTAAAATTGTTCTATCAGTAAATTCATATTCTGCTGAAATATTTATATTTTTAAGAAAGTCGTAAAATTGCTTATGCCGCAAATCCTTGGTTTTGACTTGCGCAAATCCCTTTCCTGTTCTAACCACAAATGAGTTATCCATTTCTTGAACGAGGCTAGATACAATACCATCCGCCTTATCAGGTAGATCGACATCGTATCGTTTTGAGTTTAGGATTTTGACCTTATCTCCCGGCTTGAACATTTATTTCTTATTATCCGGTTTTAATAAATTCTGCGCCATAGCCTGTTTTTTATATGCTAATGCCGCTCCAACTTTATTGAACAATGATGTTGATATAAATTCTTTAAAACCAGCTACACTGAAATTTTCAGATTCTGATAACTTTTTGATTTCATCTTTTTTCATTTTCTGTTTTTTCTTACCTTTGACTGTGAATATATTTTTCATTCCCATGGACCCCAATGTTCATATTTGTTGAGCATTTTTCTGGTTTCTTTTGACGAATAACGTTTCTGTTTTTTGTGGTCTATCTTACCTATCGAATAATACAATTCTTTTGGTACAACCAATTTTCGATCATTAGAATAATCCAAAACATTACCTTTTTTGTCTTCCACCCATGCATGACCATATACGACCCCTTCCAATTTCCCTTGACCAGTAACAAATCCATGTATTAGTGTTAAGGATATCTTCTCTCCTAGAAAATCTGATTCTATAATGAGTCGAGCCGCTGCTTCGTAACAATCACCCTGTGGCATTATTGCGCATCATAATATGTCTTAGAAAGTTCACCGCGATTGGCAATGGCCTTCCCTGATAAATCTTCACCGGCAACTCTCACACCAACATACACTTGAGAACCATCTGAATTAGTTCGGATACCTAATACACCACCATAAGTCGTTAATGTGTTATCGTATTCCCAATTTGTTCCTGTAATTAAAACCCATGCCATTATTCCATCCACCTATCCATATTTATTTGGTTAATACATTCATTTGATTTTGATATCGTTCGAGTAGTGCTGCATCCAATGCAGTTCCTTCGCCACTCTGAATTTTAAATTGAAGAGAGAAAATTTTATCTTCCAGATCAGATATACGATTAGCATCGATCTTTTTTTCGAGTTGTTTCAATTCACCGGCATGTGCGTACCGATTATCAATAACTGCAAAACCGGCATAAGACATTCCCACTATTGTGAATATTCCGATCAATGTTGTAATTTTTGTGTTAAGCGAAAACGGCATTACTCTTCATCCTTTTTTTCAGGTTTTTCCTTTTCTTCAGGTTCTGGCTCTTCCTCTTCCTCTTCAGGTTCTCCTTCTTCGCCACCCATTCCTAATTGAGCCATTGCTACATCATTTGGATCAAGATCAGCAATTTCACCTGCTTTCTTTTCTTTCTCCATCTGTTTCTTTTCTTCTGCAATTTCAAGTTCGGTTTGATTTAGAATGCGCTTTTGAACGAATTGAAGACTGAAGTATTTACCAACATAATTATCAATTTCACCCAATTGTTCTAACTGACCACTGAGTAATTCTGTGTCTTTTAATTTCTCGAAGTGTAAATCTTGATTGAATCGGAAAGTGATCTTTTCCCTCAATTCTTTCCAGTCTTCCAGCGTAACAATATTCTTTAGTATCAATTGAGTCTTCAATAAATCCATAAACATGAAAGCAAAGCGTTTTCTCAACTTGCCTATGAATTTAGCGAATTTAACTTCATCACGACTAATTTCCGCTTGTCTACCAGCATTAAATTGTGATTCTTGTTCGAGACGTGATAGTGGTATATGAAGTGCTTTATATAATTTGCGTCTGAAATAATCTAAATCTTCAATGTCACCTAGATTTTGACCGCCGGGTAATGTCTCAACTTCTGTACCCTTTGAACCTTCTCTTCGTGGTAACCAGATATCTTCCAACATACTCATTTGATGAGATGCATCTTTCACATTACCGGATTGAGAATCGTAGACCATTTTATTTTTGTATTTGCTAATGATCGCATTCATATATGCTTCGGCGTTTGTTTTCGGAAGCGTTCCAACATCCACATAGAATATTCTTCTTTCTGGTGCACGCGATAAACGATATATGACAATTGAGTCTTCAATTAACGATAGCTGATTCCATGGCTTTACCGCTGAATCAAGAAATGATAATATGACACTATTACCTTGTGAGTCTTCATCAATAATTCCCGAATTACAATATGTGATCGATTCCTTGGGAATTTTAATCATTTCCTTTTGTGGACTTTGGTGGCCAACTACATCAAATCGTGGATTATCATATAGAAAATATTCATCTATACCTGTGATAATTTCGACACCCTTATCATTCGGTTCAGTTTTGTATTCGCGAACCTTTTTAATGAATCTAGGGTCAATTTGACGCAATTCCTGAATACCATTTTTGGTCTTATTTTCATCAACTATAACGTGATAAAATAATCGCCCATCAACGTACCACTCACGAAATATTTTGTCACCGTACGCATTGAAATCTAGAAGGCGAAGAATATTTTCAAATTCATCCTGAATTTTATCTTTGAATTTATCTGAGTATTCAACTTCGTCAAGAACAATTTCAACAGGACTTCCCTGATCCTCAAATGACATGGCTTCATTAACGATTTCATCGATTGAAGTTTCAATCTCTGAATGTAATGACATCTTACGATATTTTTCGATTAATTCTTTTTCGTTATTGTAACCGAAACCAAAATTGACACCGTATGTGAACGTACCACCGGAATTGAGCGCACTATCAATTTTGATAGCGGCATCTTGATCTGTCGGATGAACGAACGATTGATTTTTTGCTAAATCTTCGTCATTCTTCCTAGATATTTTAAAACCAAAAAATTCAACAGCCATTTATTTATTATTGTTTATATAAGTATTTAATATTTATACATAAAGAAATATTGCACAATTGGGATTAATGCATTAATATTAATAAATAATGTGTTCGATCTGAAATGAAATGTGCGCCTCTTTTAATGTTGAGGCGCACAATAGTGTGATTAAACTCGTGTCCAATAATCGTATGCGATGGTTACCGTGAATTCGGAAACCGTATCATTTGACTCGAATGACACTTCCACCGGAGATACTTCAGTAGGAAATGCGCCTACTAATTGATATTCCGCGATGATTTTGTTATCGACACCTAATTGCATGATTTGTCCATCTTCTTTTGATGCTTCGACCGATGGAGAACCAATATTTGCAATTTCGTGGTTAATACGCTGCATCCAGTCATCGAAGTAATTCTTGAGATTGAAGGTATCATCATTCATGATTGTGATGGTCCATTCAGGATAGATTCGATCACCGGGAACTTTTATCTTACGTCCCATGTACGGAACTTCAATAACACCCAATGTTGAAGGTGGAAGCTGTGCAGCTTTACACATAAATTCCAGTTGTCGATCCGCACCGAAACCTTGAACTTTGAATAAAGTCGGTTTCGCAAGGTGAGTAAAACTACCTTTAAAATCTGTTATGTTCAATTTATTTTACTCCCTATTATACTAAGATTTCTTCGAACGTTACGCCAGCATTCACAGCAACAAAGTTCAAGTAAATGAAATTAATAGCTCTGGCTGGTTTGATGTAAATATCCGAAACAAATTCGTTATTCGACAATACCTGATCGGTGTTATTCGTTCTATCTGCAATAACTTTGAAATCGTATATTCCACGTCTCCCTTGAATATCACGCAGATACGGCTCAACCATGTTGCGGAACAAGTTGCGTGTGAAATCATCATTGATTTCGAACAATTGTTGATTTGCTGCTGTTGCTATTGCTTTTTCGATAACAATAAACAAACGTCTCACATTGATTCGATCAAATGCAGATGCTGTAGTTGCTAACGTCTTGTCACCATAAAGTATTGTTCCTTTGCCGGGGAATGATGCAATTGGATTAATATTTTTCTGATATAAAGCATCTCGATTTGCTTGAGAAGATGCATATGCAGATTTAACAACATTTTTGATTTGACCACGATTGAATCCCGCTGGTGAATACCATGGCTCTGCAATCTGATCTGTGTATGCCATTAATCCAGCGACATCACCTGTATAATTCACCCATCCGTAAATATCATTATATTTGTCATATTGATATTTGTAATTGCTAACTGCAATTCCATATGTAGATAGATTGGATAGAGTTGTGATGAAAGTAATTTCATCCGCGACCGCTGTAGCAGAACCGACAGATGTTGCACTATCTGCTGATACTAAAGCCAAAACATCTCTGCGTGTTTTCGCGATATTTAAAATATTATCGACAACGGTTGACTGTGATGTATAACCGCCACCATGAAATAAGAAATTGATATCAATCTCATCACCATTCGCGAATAAATCCTGTGCAGTTAATATTTCAGCATCGGTAGGTGAATCATCGACACCATTCGCTAGAGTGAATGTATTCGCACCCGCTGCAATTGCTGTGTCAATATCGATCCAGACATATTTTGATTGATCCGCGATTACGGTTTCGATGAAATTTGTTTTACCAAAGCCATCAAGTGATCCCGGCGTTTCATCGGCTAAGAAAGTTTCTACAATTTTACCGTCATATAAAACGACAATTGCTAATTCAGTTCCAGTCGGTGCGTAGTTGAAATTACTTTCATATGTCCATCCCGTAAATGCAGTTGAATCACATGTGTGAACAACTATTTTATTCCCGAATGTGCCGGGATATTTAGCAAAGAATGTGTGACCACCCGCAAATGTGCTTGCTGCCTGTATGTCGAAATCATCACGATTTTTGATTAAGTGGAAGGTAACTGCACCATCACTCGCATTTTTAGCTGCTGCACCAACAGCACGAGAGATATATAACGCATTTGAGTAAGAAAGAAAATTCTTACATACCATCCAATCTTCCCAATTCATTGCGGCATTCGGAGTTGAAAACTTTTCAACTAATTCGTTTTCGCTAGAAATAAGTATGCGTTCTCCGACTGGACCCCACATAAACTTACCAGCAAAGCCACCAATGGAAGTGGAAACCGCTGGTATTGTTGCAGTTAGATCAGTTTCTGTAACTAATACTGAAGGTGATACTGAGAATCCCATAATTTAGTTTCCCTAAGTTTGTTAATTTTTATAAGTTTTGAAATATTTATATAAATAATGATTTCGTATTAGTAGGGGTATCTATTTGTAAAATCTTCTGTACCATCTGTAATTACAGGTAGCGGTAGCATGTTTTCCTCATTGTCTACTACATTTCCAGCAAACATTTTTTTACCAATATTGTGATTGGATATATCTTCAAATAATTCGCGACCTGTGAAATATGAGAAATTAACTAATGACATTACTAGATCATCAGTGTAGCCATCGTCGGCTTCGTATGAATGACCCGATTCAACAAATCCAGATAACTCTTGAAGTGTTCGAAAATCTCTCACAATGAGCTGATTTTTCTCGATCAAATCTTTAAGATTGCTACATCCAGATGCTTTAGTTGCCTTAGTTGTTCGTATTCCCAATTGATATTTTTCTTTGTTGGTTTTCAGAGTGACAATATTTTCATATTCCAATTCATAATTTAATGTGGTTAAGACTTCTTTTCCGACATCATTACTTTCAACTAAGACATATGCATTGTTATATGCCTTGCCATATTTTTCGATTAATAATGGGTATTTAAGATATGTGGTTTTGTTGTCTCTGAATGAACAAACTTGCTTGAAAGGATATTCAGTGATATCAATAACATTGAATGCTTGTGCGTCTAGTCCTATCCCTTCGGCCACATCCGCTGATAAAACATAGACATGATTTTTAATTGGTTTTTCGAACACAAATAATTTATTATTTTCTAATTGTATTGCTGGATCGTCATATGATATTGACATTAATGCTGTATTTGAAATCAGAGTTTTCGAACCACCTAGGAACGTATTTTCATGCTCTTGGCTAAATTGTTCTTCTGAAGTATTTGCAATCGTTTCCCGTTTCCATTCTTCTGTTCGTGTCGGTACGGCATCCCATTTGACTTCGAAATATGCATAATCAGATCGACCTTTTCTGGCGTCCTCAATTATTTTGTAATAATGATTCATACCATTGGCCGTTGAGACCATGATAATTTTAGTTTCTAAACCGGAAGATACTGTCGGATATGTTGAGTTGTAGAATTCTTCCCATAAATTTGAATCGATGAATGCTGCTTCATCAATAAACAATAATGATAATGAATCACCTCGCGCCGCATCTCCGGATGTCGAACTTGCTTCAACGATACATCCATTGTCGAGTTCGATAGAGCCTTTATTCCATTCAACCACACCTTGTTGTAACCAGTGGGGTAAATTTTCAAAGGCCAGTTTTAATTTAGCTAAAACCTTTCGCGCCGATGCACCTTTATTCGCGATAATACCAACTCGCTTATAATCATTGAATAGAATAAAATGTAGGATATAGGCAACAGTCGTGATTGATTTACCGACCTGCCTAGAGCACAATACAGAGCTGAATCGATTATCATTGAGATGATTAACCAGATCGGCTTGGAAATCCCACATACCAAATGGAATTAGACCTCGATCCACGTGAACAATTTTGATATAATTTTTACAGAAATATACAATGTCATCGCGACACTTTTTATATTCTTCGATCATTTCCTGATCGAATTCCATTTGAATATCTGCTTTTTTTAGTTTTTGTTGACCGAGATAGCAACTCGTTTTTGGTAGCTTAATTCCCTGTATCATCTTTTAGCATAGCCAACATATCTTTGGTTGATCCTACAAACATGTTATTATTTGTGGTTGTTTTCGTTATATTTTTATTTTCTGGTACTCGTGTTTTATTGATTTCCGCGAGTGTTTTGTGAAGTGATATCATATCCTTAGTGACATCAGATATCGTTTTGATTAGAATAGGAACGATACCAAAATCTCTAGGAATATCTGATTCGTCGGAAAATTCAACGATGTCCGTTAACGCCTTTTCACCTTGCTTGACAAGTCTTTTAAGTGTTTCGCGAGCATCGTTGAAATCTGTTAACATCCCCGCATCTTCTTTGAAATCGATAGGCTCAATTTCAATCGGGGAGGCCATTACCAATGAAGTTGATTCATTGACTTCTTTTGCTAAACCCAATACTTCATTGAGTTTATCCATTTGTGTTTTATGTTTCGACATAACAATATTTATATAAGTTAAAATTAGTGTTGACATTTATATACAAATACATATAATTATTAAATGAAAAGAAAATATCAAAGATTAGCTGAAGTGTTAGGTTACGAGCTAGGCATGGTGAAATCTGGCATAAATTTACCAGCCCACAAAATTCAAGATATAGCAAAGAGACAGGCTAATGTGCTTTGGCCTAATGATTCAGTCCGAAGCAAAAATTTACGTAGTCGGTTTGTTAGCGATGTTGTGTGGTATTCAGGTGTTAATGACGAAGTATAAATTAGTGTTGACATTTATATACAAATACATATAATAGTTATATAAATTAATTAAAGGTAGAAATAATGAATATATATGAGGAAGTGATTAAGCGAGGCATCGAGCACGATAATCATGCTTCTGATCTGTACATTCCGGTTAATGACGAAACGAAAGAATTAGTGAATTCATATCGGAATGAACACCATGTCACCACATTTAAGAACAATAAAGATGGTAAGCCATGGTTTGACATTCCTTTCGCCTTCGAACCATTTTGGGATAAGGCCGAAAAACATATTGACACATGGGTAAAAGGTAACGTATGAGAGCTTATCGATCTAATGATCCTAAAAAGATGCATCAATATAATGTGATGATGGAGCTGGCGAATGATCCAACTTCAACATTGTATAATGCAGATGGATCATTTAATCGTAGTGCATCACATCGAAATAGTTTCTGGAATGGATATGTTCATGGTTTTAAATATCCCAATCTTGTTCCTACACCAAACATGATTAATTACTGTATATTTCGTGCTGGCATAGATTTCAAAGCACAACAAGGCAAAGTTTCCATTGTGGAAACGTGAGGTGAATAATAATTATGGAACAATATCAAATATTAGGTAAACGATATTTACAGAGCAATGCTTGCGGAACAATGGATGGATCAATGAAAGCAAAAACACACGAAGCATTGAGTATTTTATTTGTGTCCGAGCGATTGGGTCTTTCCGCGAATGAAGCTTCTATGATTGAATACGACCATGATCGGTTGGTGAATCATGTCAGAGAAGCTACGCGAACATTAACTGACAACCTAGATGAAATGATTGGGTTACCATTGGATAAAGCGCCAAATTATAAACGGTTAACACCTATCTTTGTTGGGAAGTTTATTCAACTTGCAACCGACTGGTTTGATGAACAGACATGTTTGATGAGTGATACTGAATTAACCGCAACTTTGGAAGAGATTTGTAGATATAAACATTCCATGATGCTGACAGCATTGGAGTCATACGGTTTCGAGTTTCGGGATGGTATCGTTGAAGAATTCTTAACAATGGAATCCAAAATTGGTCAGGTTGTTACTGTGAAACCAAACAATTATTTTGGATGTAATTTTGAATTGGTTAAATCTTTAACGAAAAGAGGTGAGTGAAATGGGAGTTGCCGCATATAACCGAGGATCACAGTCTATTGCGAATGGAATCGAACGAGATTTTCCGATTCGTCCAGTATGTTTTGATATTATGGATCGTGTTAATAGTATTCCGAAAGTTAAAAACATCAACATTGAATATTCTAGCGATTATTCAATTAGACCATTTTCCGATAAATGTGCCATTATTTTCTCACACGGTGTGTGGTGGTTATTTGATTCGGAAGAGGTTGACGGATTTGGCTATTGGTATCCTTCGCTTGAAAAATTAATATCGGTTTGGGATATTTACCTGACCGAGTATAATGAAACCACTAATATATGGTACGCAGAATGAATATTACAATTGTAAAATATCGAGCTAATGGAATCGATACTTGTCGTGGATGTCTCGTGGGTTCTTCAGATTCTGATCATGAAATTTATGTCACGGATGATGAAGATGATGCAGCCAGATCAATTGCAGAAAAATTATTTGAAGATCGAAATTCAAATAGTGAGTTTTGTAATTGGGAAATTACTATTTTATTTAATGGATTAGATTCTAATTCTGAATTTTATAATGATAATTTTGAACATATTATAAACAAATTAGCACACGAAAAATTAACTGAAATGATTCAACGTGAGAAGGAGCTGGCCAAACGTGAAGAAGCGAAAAAGGCCGAACAAAGGGAAATCGACAAATTCGTAAAGGAACGGTTAACAGTTGCGGATGAGCTGGCACAATTAGCCGCACTTAAATTAAAATACGAGAAATAATTATGTTTGGTGATGAAGGATTGGACGTGATGAAATTTTATTATGGACAAAATTTAGTCCATGTTCCGATGTGGATGATTGCTCAGGATCAAGGTGACACGACTGTATTTGTTGGTGCAACTCGCAATGACGATATTCGTTATAAGTCAAAAATGACGCATCAATTAATTTTAGGTGAAATGTTTATTCGACCTCATGTGGTATCAGAGAGTGAACACCTCAAAGGAAGTGGAATCAGTGCAATAGCGCGTAGTGGTGCAGACATGGAATCATGGGTAAATCACGGTAACATTATTCTCGATCCAATGGGTAAATTCAGATGAATAAATACGAATTTTCACTCTATAAGGGTGATGGATGTGGAACGAGCAAACGTATCATCGAAGCGGAAAATTATGATGCAGCTTGTGCAAGGGTTGGGACTGATTTATTGCCACCGGGTTATATTTGGTCAATTGAACCAATCAGTGATGAAACGGTAATTGAAGATGAGATTGTGCGTTTAAATTCCCTTCTTAATGAATATAAAGATGCTGAATGTCGAGCATTGAAAAGAGAAGCTGAATTGAACGGACGTATCGAATTGGCATTATTAATGTATGATCATTCTGTTGGTTTTGTTAAGGATGCTCTTCTTGGACATGATATCCCCGCGTGGGTATTGAACCGAGCAAAGCGAACAATCATTGAACAAGATTGTGTTCATAACTGGGTATGTGGTGATAATGATTTTGTCTCTGGTTGTGAAATTTGTACTCAATGTCATCTCGTTCGAACTAAACCGATTGAGGAATAAATGTTATGCATATAAAGGAAATTTTAAAACAACATCGAAGAGATTTCACGGCTATCTACATTTGTGAACACTGCGATAATGAAGAAGAGCTTATCGGATATGATGATGAACATTTTCATCGAAATGTCATTCCTAAAATCGAATGTGGGGAATGTGGGGAACGTGCATCGGATAGTTATCGACCGTTAGCGCCGAGATATTCTGATGGATTCACGATTTAGGTCTTGAAACCCTGTAGCTTGTGTGTATATAATTCGGCAAAATTTTAGGAGGCTGGGTATGGCATATGCTAAGATATATTCTGTGTATGATATCGATGATCATGGAAGATGGGTTGAATTAACTCATCCGCTTGATCGATTGATCATCAATCCAGAAATACATCAAGACGAAAATGCGCACGCAAGGGATTGTTTTCCCAATGCAACGGATAATTTAAAAACATGTCTGGTTAAATCTATATGTCTGAAATAAAAAATTTATTTGATCTAGGTGGATTGAGCATTTTATTATGGGATAAACACAATTTACCTAAAATAAATTTGTCTAATTACGGCATGTTTGCTTATAGATATTATGATGCTGCTACCGGATATTGGGATTATGATCATGATGGTGAGCCTACACATTATCAGAAAACCGGCATAGAAATACATTTAGAAGTTTATAAAGTATTGAGATTTACACCCAAAGGATTTATTATAGAAAGATTTGGTGAGAAAGATAAATTCATAAACCATAGCTGGCGTAAAAAGTTCGCGCATTTGAGTTTACAACAAGCCATGGAATCTTTCGTTGCCAGAAAAAAATCACAGGTACGGAAATTGAGTGCACAGTTAGAAACCGCAAATGCTGCCTATCGACAAGGATTAATCGAATTAACTGAAATGTCTATGGCGATGTAATTGTCTCAACTACGGTATGAACATCATCGGGACCAGCCGAAGTTGGAACGACTTGAGATTGTAACGTTTCATCAATCAAGAAATCTCCCAGATCATTTTTGTTCGTTCCCAAATTAACAATAGCAGTTTTGATCACTGCACTATCTTTAGATGCTCCGACCACCCATGCACGAGCGGTAAATGATAAAGACCATGCCACCAATCGATTAGCATTAAATCCATCATCGGCATTATCTTCTGGTGCTAATGAATTAATCAGAAATGAAACATCACGCGTTTCTTCATCAGTAAATTTTATAGGCATATTAAAATCTGGTGTGAAGTACGGCACTATCTGTTCAACGATTTGAAGAGAATCTTCTATATTCTTAGCAACAATATTCACTTCAAAATCCATGTTATATGGTATGAATGTATTAGTTTGTACAACAAAATTGTTATCCGTTGCGTGTGGTTTTGTTGTATATCGCAAAGGTGATATTTGACGTTCTGAGTCATATTGAAAACCTTCAAATGAAAAACTCATTCGTGGTAATATCATATTCACATTCGGAGTTGATCCAGCCAGATCATCATTCAACTTAGCTATGAAATGTTGCTTTTTAGCATACGATATGGGTACTGGGATCGTTTTGATTAACGCGCCAGTTGTGTCATGTTGATTAATTGAAATCTCATTGAATAGATTCCCGACCGAAGTCACGACACGTCTGATTGATTGATTGTAAAATGTTGTTCCTAGCATGATATATTTATATGAAAATGTTGCTTGCAATTTATATAAAAATCGATATAATGATCACATGAATAAATTAAAGAATAAAACGATCACTAAGGAATACCGAATTACGAACTGGGTAGAATTTACTGAATGTCCAGTGGGTAATGTGAAAGGTATGGAGAAAGAGATTATTCACTCTGTTATGGGTAACCATCCAGTGAAGATCACATCGTGGTGGGCCGACGATGGTACTGGTTTTGAGCGTAGAGAATTCACTGTTGAGGATATCAAATGAATATACAGAAGGCTATTAATATAGCAAAGAGTAGTGCCGTATTGACTGGAATCTGGTTTTATGTGGTGAAAGTGAATGCCGATGATCCAGAGTCGTATGATGTTGGTACAGAGGATGATTTGAATACTACTTTCCATGGTATCAATCCAAGATATTCTATTGGACCTAAAGGTGAAATCAATTGAAAATTACACCAGAGCATTTTGAAGTCATCAAATCACACGTGGAATCAAGTCCGATTTTCCCTTTACTAACCAATTATCTGAAGGCAGGATTGAGTGCAAAACGATATCGATGGGATTGCTTATGGAAAAGTGGTTTGAAGATTGGTGATGGATGTGGAATGACTGGTTTACCGATTTACGCCTATGCCGATGATGATCATATTGATACCGCTTTGCGAAAAATTACCGGAACATCCTGATGATTAAAATGACTGAGATTTGTTTATCTAAAAAAATGGTTTATGTTCAGCAATTAGTGAAGAGATATGATGGTCGATTTCACAATTTATCCAAGGAACATATTGATCGATCTAAAAATTTGCTGGTAGCCTTATCATTTGAAGATGGTGATAATTTTAGATTATTTTGTGTGATGAAAAGAATTATCGACCAATCTTACTTTTAATAACCTGACATATGTGGCGCGTTAAATTATGAAGAAATCAACCAAAATGGCAATTGAAAATCTCGATTATAATGATCCCGATTATCAGTATATGGAAGCTGGTATCAAAATGCTCTCAAAAAACGGATATGAAATTGGTGAATATAATCCACATTGTGTATCGGCATGGTTAATCATTAATGATCATGTTGTTGGTATTGCCATCGGATCGAGTGAACAGGAAGCAATTGATTCTATTGTTGACGCGGGTGGTTGGGATAGTTTGAAAATGTCGGATGAGGATTATCGGGAATATGATTATGAGGGATGGACTGACTCCTATATCTATGCAGGTAATGCCAGTGAAGCTTTTTGGAGTGAGAATCTTTCAATTAAAAAGTTGGTTCAGGCTTAAAAGAAGGCTTGCAATTTATATTCATATCACTATAATGGATGTATAGATAATTGAACTGAGGTAGACATTATGAATAAGGTTAGAGCACAGATCGGGAAAAACATCATGGATGCTATGTATGAAGCAAACATGTCAGACATTTCTGAGGGTGAAGGCGTAAACGATCTACCCTACTATTCATGCCATGACAGTAACTTGTATGGAACACTAAGGACCGCACTCGAACAGTTAGGTTACGGTGATGAATATCAGCAATGGTTAGAAACCGGCGATAGACCAAAATTCGAATAACGGGAGAATGTAGAAATGTTAGCATCAGATGTGAATATGAGTTATTGCGATACTGTTACTAAATGTGTCGAAGCCATGGATAAAATTGAAGCCGATCCGCGCAATTATAGTGGTGGTGCCAAAGCATGGAATAGTGGTAGCCATACACCATTGAAAGCTGGTGCTGAAAGAAAGATGAAGAGTCTTTATAAAAAGATGTGTAAATTCGATTTAGATGATGAATAAACCTTGTAATAATATAGTCAATATGATATATTACGTGTATAAATTAAATAGGAAGAAATTATTATGCCTTATATGACCTTAGCAACCTCGCTTGTCGGAGAAAAGAAAGTCATGACTGAAATTTTGAAAGTCATGCCACTGATTGAAGAATACCTTAAACCACTTGATGGTGAAAAGGCATTGATTGCTTCTGGTATGAATGCCAAATTCAGAAAGGTATTTAAAGCATTCAAAGAAGCTTGTTCTGAAGTCTCGGATGCAAATATTTACCTCAATTCAACAGGTATGTCCCTGTGGCTTGAAACAACCAAGTATGTGAAAGCACTCGAAAGTGATTGTTCAGGAGATTATTTCAAAGAATCACGATACATTGGTAAATTCGATACGGGTGATTGGAACAGGGAAGGTACTGGCGCATTTACATACGAATTTGATGCCGCTGAATGTAAATCGATGATCAATCGAGTATTGAACACTGATATTGAAGAAATGAACGCAGCTAAAGCGAAAATTGCAGCGATGAAAAAAGAGATTGAGAGTCTTGCTGATAGTTTTCATTATAGCTTTAAAGACTATCTGATTGGAAGGAGATAACATGGTGGATTCAAATAAGAATAAAACTCTGTGGAGTGTCAAAAATCTGATCGATGACATTACACCAATGAATCAGGATAATTTCTATAAGTGGTTGAATGAACGCACTGAGCGACCGACAAGTTTTCATTCTTCCCTTGATGCTTATCTGACTCCCATGGGATATGATGTCGAAAAGCATTTTCTGGATAGTGATGAATTCACTAGACTCAATTATATCTATGATGCCTTTCAGGATATGTGGACACCATATAAACCACTGGCGCTTAATAAATTACTGAGACCAGTTGACGAAGGTGAAGAAGGCTTTTGGATAATGTCATCAATGAACAAAGAAAGATATAAACCTACTGGTTTATTGAGAGCTGCGTTAAAAGATATGAGTTTGATTCATGACCTTAATCCAAGAAATTTTTATTTTGAAATTATCAATGGATATCTTTTTATCAAATACCAGACGATCATTGGTTCTCGACGTATTGCCAAATTGATACCGGATACTGAGGTGAAAGCATGAAAGACTTAATTGACGCACTTCAGATATTTTTAAAGTATGGTAATCCGGCGTTTCCGACACATTGTGAACACGATGTGATGTACATATGCGGTATCGATCCCGATGACGTGAGTGATGAAGATAAAGTAATGTTAGGTAATTTGGGATTTTATGTCAGTACGGAAACGGGTGAACCCCTGTTTCAATCAATTAAATTTGGAAGTGCTTAAAAAGGCTTGCTATTTATATTCATATCGCTATAATGGATGTATAGATAATTGAACTGAGGTAATGATATGGTTGCAAATGGTGATACGTTATATGGTGTTACAAAAAACTCACATATATTGGAACTTGAAGTTCATTCGACGGTATTTGATGGTGTGTTTATCGATTTTGAAACAGACTTGTTGAATAAAACATCGAACAACAAAATTCACCATGATAAATATTTTGGAGGCACGTTCTTCGATACGGATGGGGGTACATTTCACCCCTCTTCTATCTTTGTCAATATTGAAGATGCAACAACTTATGCGACTGCTTTATTAGATGATAAAATTAAAGTTTCGAGCGAGAAAATCAAAGAATGTGAAGAAAGGAAATCGATGCTTCTTAAAACTCTCCGAACGGAGAAGATTCGGAAAAATCTTGAATAAGATCACCTTCTGTTTCTAAGAAATCATTTTCATTGAAAGGTGCAATGTCATCTAGTTCAACCTGAATATCGTCAAAGGTCTCATCTGTTGTATTGAATTGTTCGTGTGAATAATCGAACAATTCACATCTCAATTCAAATACAGGTAAAGCATTCACCGGATAAAATGGTTGCTCATCTTCGACAAATTTGATTTCGAACAGGCCATTAGATAATGGGAAGTATATTAAATCACCCTCCCTAGGTTTGACCATATTAGTTGCTTCTAAGAATCGCTTTGTGGATACGGATAGGCGAATTTCATCCTTGACCTGTAGACCGAATTTGGAAAGGAAATCACCTTCCCCATCAAATTGATCAACTGAATCAACATACATTTCAATTTCATATTTGTCATCGAATGATGATAAAATATCTTCACCAAACAATTGATCTTCTTTGTTGATTGTTCTCGGTAAATAGAAGAAATCAAATCCATTCATTTGAATACATTCAGCCGCAAGATCACGCACCAAATTTTGCTCATTGGTGTTTGTTCGGCTTGCTACTGAAAAATATTTATTGACTGGCATTAGGTTTTAAAATAATTGTTGATTTCGGTTATCAGCTAATTTTTCGATTCTCTTATATAATTTGGAAAGATCAGTATGAATTTTCTGAAGACCTTTAACATTAACTTTATCCGAATTGACTTTCGAAAAACTAGCATTTACACTCGCGATGTCATCTAGTTGAATTCTGATGTCATGCATCACCTGCTTTAGTTCTTCTTTTTTTCGTGGATCATTCGTTTTTATTTGAGGCGCTTTTGCAGCTTCATCAATAGTTGATTCTACTAAATCAATACTTTTAATAAATGGACCAGCCGCAGCCCAGTCATCCTTTTTAACACCGAGTTTCATCACAGCTTTTTTTGCCGCTTCCGATGTGTTTCGTGCAACTATTTCTAAATGTTGATTCTGGAATTGAATTTTATTGAAAGAACCTTTCTTAAAGGTTACTTTCCATTTCTTAAACCCTTCATCCAATTGTTTAGCATCATCCAACTTTCGATATTCTTTCAATGATTTCATTTCTTTTGCTCCTTATGCGATAAAAAAGTTGACAGGCAACTCATATGTATTTGCAAACTCTTCTTCGAGTTTTGTAATTTCGGCATCCGCTTCACTCCAGATCGTTTGACCGGAGACGGTTACACCACCCGGCAATTGAACACCATCAAACTTTTTAGTGTTTTCTCCCCACTGTCGTTTAATTAACGCGGTAACGTATTTTTTCATCCACATATTATTATAGATGTCTTCGTATAAATCCACGTCTAAAGCTTGATATGCGCGATATACAACAATGTTGCCAGCTTTGAGTGCATCCACCGGATCAAATTTATGTGAAATCGAATTGAAAGAGAATGATCTTCGTGGCGTAAATATCTGATTGATTAAATCGATATGTTGTCGTGTTAAATAATATTCAACAGTCGTATTCGCACTACCTAAAAAATCCACGATGTCGGATTGTGCGATGTGATAATTCAATCTAGATAATTCTTCTGATCCACTACCAGCATCACCAATTGAATACAATTCAGTAATCGCAACAATGTCATCCTTGACAATAATATATCCCCTTGCTGCATCACGATCTGTTACTGTGTGTTTGAGATATACTTCATCGACACCATCAAAATGACGTTCCACAAATAATTGAATTGCGTCATCAATACGATCATCAATTTGAGTGTCATCAATCTCGATGTTGATTACTGGTGATCCTAATCGACGTAAAGCATAATTCTTTAAATCGTCGGGTGATGCAAGTTTGTTCATTTATAATTAATCCAGCGGAACGAGTTTTCCACCCATACCTTTAATTTGTTTCTTGAATGCTGTTAACTGTGATGATGATAATTCTGCTAAATCCATTAATTCTGAATTACCATTGGCCAATACCATAACCGCTGGAGTTTTCATTTTTGATCTTTCCTTGGCAAATTTTTGTTTCAATTTGGATACTGAATTGGCATCTTCATTGATACGTTTCATCAATTCTGAGAATGATTTCATTTAAAATTTTACCTATGGTGTTCTAAAATAATTATCAGTGAGTTTGGCCAGTATTCCACAAATAGCTGGAATAGTAATGGCACCAAATGCCGACATTGCAGCCAACTTCCAATCCGATACATTTTCAGAATTGATCAATATAAAATACTGTATTGATATAAAAGTGATATACCATCCAGCAAATATATAATATACAAACATTAAAATTCTAGGAACAACTCGCAATTTATTTATCACGTCACCTAAATTCAACCAATATTCCTTATCCATATCTCAATTCTTTTTTATAATATTTATACATATTCCATGTGCGTGCAACTTCATCAATTTCCGATTTCTTCAACGATATCACAATTCATGAATCCATCCATACCCGATACTATCTCACATCTTTTCGCTATTGATATTGTAAATTCAAAACAGACAGTATGCGAGGCATCCGTTAATATACATGATAAAATTGTTTGACTATCATCACTTAAATACATGTATGCTACTGTCGGGTCAGTGTAACCATATGCGGTATTTGATAATAAAAGTATGATTCCCAGAACGAGTTTTTTCATTATGCTATTGTTGTACTTGAAAATGTATCGGTAACGGTCCCAATTGTTAAAATCGAATCCACCTGCGTATTATTGATTGCCGATGCTGTGTGTCTAACGCGAATTACATCATTCAATTTCACGGTATCAGCGGAAGATTTATAATCACCACCATTAATTGAATATTCGGAACTTGCATCACCTGCAATTGTGATTGCCGAAGGAAAATTGATTCCCTTGACGATGATTGCATCGGATATAATTTCTGATCCTAAAGAAACATCTGTTTGGTCAACAAATGTAAATTGAGTCGGTGTAGTGTCTACAGCGGTCGATACGACGACATCTTCGATTATCTTCACCATGCCATACATTAAAGTTTTAACCTCTATAGGAGTCGTTCCTTCAATCACACGATGTATTGCGTAGTGGTATTTACCTGCTTCGATTAATGCTGTGTCGATGGATGGAAGAACAAGGTGCATAACACCATCTACAACAGAATCTAAAACATTATCACCTGCTGTATTTTTTATTAATAATGCAGCCGCGCCATCTTCATCATTTAAATCGGATTTGAATGCAATCCAGAGAGACCAATCTGCGATGTTTATCGGATTGGGAGGGATATGCAATGTTGGGTCACCACCATCATCAAATACAAATTTGTATGATACTGTGTCACCTCTAACGATATCTCTGAGATTTTTCTTTTCAGCCATGATCTTCTTATAAAATTGTGTATTAAATATTTATAATACTTGAGACCGTAGAAATAATTTTACCCGAAAGATATATTTATTGTATTTTCTATGGTTTCAAACGAGAAGTTGAGTGAACTTTCTGGTATAATGAACGATGGATCAACGTCTGAAAATATATAAGAGTCTCCATTTTCATCATGCATGGAGACGTAATATTCATTGTCAAGATCATATCGAAATCGTATAAACCCCTCTTCCTCTTTAGGTTTAACTTTATCGTGCGCCATTATTTACCGCTTATTCTTTCGATAATCTTTTCAAGTTTTTTGCTGTAATCCTTTAATTGGATAATCGTTATTGGATACGCACGAAAAACTTCTTTCATATTCGTTACATCGATGTTATTCAATTCCAATTCTGGTCGAATAAATTCATCCACGACTGGACATTCTTTAACGGGAATTTTCACTTCTTGCACCTTAACACGATATCTGATGACCTCCTTTGTGCCACACCCTGATAATGCAATCACAACAATAAATGATATTAAAAATTTCACCATGACTTTAGCTCCGGTACATAATCCTTTAGTAACTGTAAACCATCATCACATGTAGTGAATACCTTTTCCTTGATGACTTTAATTTTCTCGACCGTCTCAATTTCGGGAGGTCGTTTCATCAAATCATCAATTTCAATTTGTTTTAATTTCAATATCGTGTTCTGTTTATCAATCTCATCATTTCTAGCATTGATAGAATCAGTTAATTCTTGTTTGTCTGTAATCAATAGAGCATTTTCGACATTAGCATC